AATAGCCATATTTAATGTTTAATTTGGTTTGTAAAAGATATTGGTTTTTTATAATTATAACTTTCTTCAAGAATAAATTTTCCACCATTTTCTTGAAGTATATAAGCACCTATTTCTTGCAAAAGAAACCCTAAACCAAAATCAAAGGTATTAGAGTTTTTAGTTTGGTTTGTAAAGGATGTAGAACTTTTTGATTGATTAACAAATGAAGTCATACTTTTTATTATTTAATCGCCCAGAGTGCTGACCATCGATTTCCCTTTGCGTCTGAATGGAAATTATAAAGTAAAGTTGTTTTAAATCCCAAGTCTCTGAAGTCCTTTTCTGTCCAAAGACTTAAATGGTCTTGTTCCTTGACTCCGTCTGGATTATCTCTAAATTGGTTCTCTAAAGGCAAGAAGATAAATACATTTTTAAATTTCGAAATTACCTTTAAAGACTCTTCTTTTTTCAAGTGTTCTAATACATCAAATATCATTACGAAGTCGTATTCTGAAAAATCAAAATCTCTAACATCTCCTTTAATAAAATTTACATTATGACAAGTCCAATTTAGTTTTTTAGCGTTATCTATGTAACCTTGATGAGGTTCTAAATGGTCTAATTGACCAAAATTTAAATAAGGAAGTTGTCTTGCTATTCCAGAAGTGCAATCTCCCACCCCAACATTAAGAACCTTTTTTTTATGCAATTCCTTAATAGGAAGTTTTAATCTAAGGTCTATTGATGGTATTGTATAAACATACTTAGGTCTTTGGTCCCATCTTCTTTCGGAATAAATCTTTTCAAATTCTATTTTATCTTCATAGAGAACACTCTCAGGAAGAGATTTTGTTGTGGCTTTGCAGAAGTGATGGATATAAGATTCCGGTATTTCTTTTACATTTCTACCATATTCAATAGCAATCATTGCATATAAGTAGTTATCTCCACACCAAATTTTTAACCTGTCGTCTATCGGGAACACTCGTTCCATATTTTCTCGTTTCATCATAAAGCACGATCCGAGAAAAGGTAATCCTGTTTGACCTTCCACTAAATTCTTTTTTCTATCTTTTCCTAAAGGGAAATCTGCCGGGATGTCTCCGCAAGTATGATAAGGAGACACTAACCATATTTCATCATTCAAAGCATTGATTAAAGGTTGATCCCAATCAGGACTAAATAGGAGATCGTTATTTATAAGAACCACATAAGGCATTGTGGTCAGGGACATTCCTAAATTCCAAGCCGCAGTAACTCCTCTCTCTCCCTCTTTTGTTCGAGCAAAAACTATTGGTATTTGTTGTTTTTTAAGTTCATTCAAGTAAGGAGTAAAATCTTCAGTTGATCCGTCATCTATAATTACAATCTGTCCTAAACTCTTAGTATTCTTAATTAAACTTTCTATTGCTGTTTTCGTTAGGTCTATTTTATTTAAAAAAGGTATAACAGCAGAAAGTTTTATATTCGGATCAGTAAAGTTTTCTTTTAAATCAAATCCTATAAGTTTAGATCGTTTCTTTAAAAGTTCTCTATCTTCTTTATAGAACTTTCCAGCTATTTTATGGACATCATCAACAATTCCTTTATAATCAGGTCTTATTGGATGATCGTGTAAAATCATAGCCTCTTTGGCCCAAACTGTTCTTCCAATCTTTCGACATCTTTCGGTAAGTTCATTGTCACACCCATTGTGATGGTAACCAGTGTGAAAGAACTCAAAGTCTAATGCCGGTAAAAGTTTTTTGCTCGCCAACCAATGTGTAAAAAATTCACCTCCTCTCCAATACATATCATTAAGTCCAACCAAGCCATCTACATCAGGAAAAGTATCTATCATTTTTTTAACAGCCAATCTTAGAAAGTCTGGTTGAGGAATAACATCATTAGCTAAGAACATTACTAATTCTCCTTTTGAAATTTCAACTGCTCGTTTTACGGTCTTAGGAACTCCTAATCTTTCTTCGTTTTTTAAAGAAGTAACTCCTTCAAAATTTTGTATTTCTTCTCCATCGTGAATTACAATAATTTCATAATTATCATAATTAGCATTCTTTTTAATGTTCTCAATACATCTTTTTAATCCTTCAGGTCTTCCTAAAGTAGGTATTACTATTGATACCATTGGATTAGGTCTTTCAAAAAATCTAAGATTTGAAAGATAAGTTTTATTTTGAGGGTCTAAAGAAAGAGCTTGTAAAAGATATTTTTTACTTTCTTCTAATTTACCTTGATAAAAAAGACAAACACTTAATTGACCTATTGGAAAATGTCCATAGTTAGGCGCCCAGTTAGCATAATAGTTGCTCTTGGGTATTTCTAAAGCGTGTCGATAAAGTCGTTCCGCTTCTGCCCATTTTTGATCTTCGTATTTAATCTGCGCCATTGAGAGTAGTGCCTCTCTTCTTCCCATATCATAAGAAAAACCTCGTGCGTAGTATTCTAAAGCCTTTTTCCTATCTCCCAATCTTTTGTAACAATCTCCCATAAAAATCAATGATTGTCCTTGTTCTGTAATCCAACCGGGATTGTCAATGTGCTGTTGAAAAATCTTAATTGCTTCTTTATCCTTTCCTGAATAAAAAAGTTCTCTAGCAAAATAATGACAATTTCTATCATTATAAGGGCCACGAATATAATCTATTGCAAGACCTTTTAAATATTGTCCTCTTGGAGTTTCACCGTTCTGATAATGTTTTAAAAAAATTTTATCTGTATATTGACTCTTTCCATTACCTTCCAAAACTTCGTGAACATTACGAACCCATTTAAACTTATTACGGTTATAAAACTTTGAATGAATAAACTGGACTAAAGGATTTCCTTGAGAGTCCCAACAAAAAACAAATTGATATTCTAGACGATCAATTCCTTGATCTAATAATTTTTCTACTGCTGGTAAGTCCCATTCCGTAATTTCATCGCAATCAGGAGTATAGAGCATATCATTCTTTGCCTTCTCGGCTATCCAATTACGAGCGACAGCAAAATCAAAAACTTTATCTCCAATCTTAATAGAATTTTCTCCTATTAACTCATCAATTTTTTTCTTTAATTCCTCATCTATTATTATATCAAACTTATTTTCATAAACCGTAACTCCAAAAGACTTAGCAACTTCAATGGTCTTATCCGTAGAACCAGTATCAACCATTATAATTTCATCTACTCCTTTAAGAGATTTTAGTAATCTGGGTAAAGTTTTTTCTTCGTTCTTTGCAATTAAACAAACTGAAAATTTCATTTTTTAAGTTTGATAAAAAATAGATATTTAAAATTTTATTTTCTATAAGAAACTGTAATATCTTGAGCAGCAGTTGCAGTTACTATTGTTAATCCTTTCTTTAAACAAATATCGTGATAATCAATAGATAATTGGTTTTGTAATAAAGTAGCAGGAGATGTAATCGTGGCCACTACAGTTCCAGTAGTGTCTATTCCGTCATAAATCGTTATAACTCCAGTAGCAGTAGCTTTATTGATCATCAACCCTGAGAGAATAACAGGACCAGTTGTTATCGCAGTCGTAGTAGGCGCAGCCGCAGTAATGTTTGTATAAATATTTGGCATAAATTTATTATTTAATAAATCGGTTTTTTTAAAATAGAAAACCGAAAAAAACTATATAGAACTAAACAGTCTGAACAGAAGCAGTAAATGCGATTGCCTCACCAGTTCCGGGAGCAGCAGTTAATGTTCCAGTAAGAACATCATCAGCAACTACAAGTTTCAAGTGAGAAGGAGCAGGATTACCAGTAACACCAGAAACATAATAACCTACAATAGAACCACCAGTAGGACAAGTTCCAGTAGCCGATAATACAGCATCAGCAAAAGTTAAATTTACTCCAGTAAACGAGAATACAGGGCCAGTATATCCGGTATATCCGGTTGGGCCAATAGGGCCGGTATAGCCAGTGTATCCAGTAGGGCCGGTAACAGTCGATGCGTCACCTTGAGGTCCAGTGTAGCCGGTATATCCCGTATAGCCTGTAGGACCAGTAACGGTCGAAGCATCACCTTGAGCGCCAGTATATCCAGTATAACCTGTCGCACCGATAGGACCGGTGTAACCAGTTGCGCCTATATTACCTTGATTACCTTGAGCGCCAGTAGCTCCAACAGCACCGGCAGCACCAGTATAACCAGTAGGGCCAGTAACTGTAGAAGCGGCTCCAGCAGCACCGGTATAGCCAGTATATCCGGTTGCACCGATAGGACCGGTGTAACCAGTAGGACCAATAGCGCCAGCACCTACTTCGTTAAAATCGCAGAGAAGAGCAGTCCCCTCGTTGATATAAAAAGTAGAACCGACACCAGAGTCGTTGTCAGTCCAAACACAACCCGTAGCAAAGCCAACAGAATTATCAGTAGGTTTAGTTGTTCCTTTACATAAGGTTATATTTGAACTAGAATCGTAATTGATACAGGTAACTGCAACACCATTTATAGTGCGCAATTCTCCTGTGATCAATACGGGTCTGTTAAATATTTTCATAAGTCTTATATTAAGATAAGAGGTTTACTAAAGTAAACGCTTACCATTTGTTTTTTAATTGGGAGTTTTTAAATAAGATGCTCCCAAACTTAATTTAATTAGAGATTAGAAGTCGTATCAATTTTTGCATATACTAAGGATTTCTTTTCTTTCAAGAAAGTCTTTACACCATAAGTTGTCCAAGCGTAAACTTTCTTACCAAGTAAATTCTCACAAGTTCTGAAGTCAACATTCGGAGCTTTTTGAATTACAAAATCAGTTGCTTTCTTAATACCAAACAAAGGATATTGAGTGATAGAAGTAACAGCCAAGTTTGTAGTAGCTTCTGTAATTACAGTATCACCATAACCAGTAATGGTTGTGACGTGAGTCGTATAAGAAGCAGAAATACTAGCTTGATTCAAAGTTTCTCTGTCGTCAGCGGAAACATCATAGTAGGTGTTATTCGTTCCGGCAGTTGTGCCATTGATAGCCAATACTAAATTGGCATAAGCACCATCTTCCGTAGTAGAAATACTGACATCACCAGCGGCATCACAGTTTGTGCCATTAGCAACCCAGTTAAATACAACACCGTCAATCGTGATAGATTCACCTGCGACTGGAATTGAAGAAGAAGTCAAGACAGCAGTATAAGGAATGTTATTTGAGAAATAAACTTCAAAACCATAGATATTACCAAGTAAACCATTGGCTTGAATTTTATCACCAAAACCAGTTTCTCTTCCACCAACAGAAAGTTTTAGAGTTTCTTTAATCGTAGGACCAACAACAGCAAATCTGTCATTCTGACCACGATTATATTTATCTAACTTTCTACCAGCAGTCGTAAACATTGACATTACATTGGACTGAGTAATGGCTATTGCACCAGTACCTGATCCACCTAAGTCTTGAGCTGAAACAAAAGAAGCAGCGTTCGAGTATTCAGCCAATACTTTCTGATCAATTAAGTTATTCAAAACTCTTTGGGCATCCTGCGCATATAAAGCAGTAACATCCCATTTATTCTGAAGCTTATCTAGATCGTCTCAATTTTGTTATCGCATACTTTTACTGTATGCTTCTTATAGTTTCCTATAAGTTCGGACTATATCATTATCCTGAGGAAGTTTAGAACCTTTAGTTCTATTTTCCATTTTATTTAGAGGCTGTAAATTTTTATAATGAAATGCTTTTTTTTGTTCTTCTTTATTTGTAAGGTCAAAGAAATTTATAGGTATTATATGATCTATTTCCCATAATATTCCGTGATTATTCCAGTTCATTTCATTATTAAATTGACTTTCAATGTGATTTCTTGCACATTCTATTGAACAACCAAGTAAATCTATTGTTTTATAAGCTTTCTCGGAAAGTTGTAATTTCATTGCTCTTGAAATTCTACCCCTAAACAACCATTTGAGTTTAAAGTTTATATCTTTTTTTAATCTTTCATTAAAACTCTTTCTTCTTTTTATTGCAATTTTTTCTTTATGTTTTAGTCTATATCTTTGTTGAGCAAGTTTTTTCCTTTCGTTCCAAACATAAGGTTGTTTATGAGTCTGATAGTATTTTCTTCCGGCTTTTCTAAAATTTTCTTTATTTTTTTCACGATATTCTTTACCGAATTTTTTATACCATTCTTTAGACTTTAATTTAAGTTTATCAATATTTTTTAAACGATAAACTTTGGCTCTTTCGAGTTCTTTCTCTCGGTTGTTTGAATAATACAATTGATTATATGTCATAATATCTTGTATTATATCATAATTATCACATTTGTCAAGTCTCTAAATTGTTAAAGATCAGGATATTGCGCGTGTAGTCTCTGAGGACTCTCTGCTTTCGCAGGTTGCCTGCTGATTATCCGTTAGTGCTAATCCTTGCGGATTTCGCCTCTTGGGAACTTCCAGCATATAGCGCAATTTTCGATGCTTATTACTAAGCAAAGACGCAGGAATTTACGTAGAAAGGAACGATTTTAACAACATTAACATCAAGATACTCATTAGCACCCGTTAGATCATTAAAGGTCGTAATAGCAGTGCCTTTTACATAATCTTGAGCTTTCAAACCAGAACGATAGGGCTTATTGACTCTGGTTCCGTCAGTAAGGACATCTCTTAATTCAGTATTACAAAGAGCCAAAGCAACATTATCTTTAAAGAAAGACATTTGCATTTCAGGGGCCCAGTGTTGCTGATTAAAAGCAGTAAGCGAATTAGCCATAAAAATAAATTATGTTTTTATATTATTAACTATTCGCTTTTTGATTCTATTGATTTTTTCTCCACTCTTTTATTTCTTCCCAAGTCTTTCGATCTTCGGGTTTTCGTAAGTCAAGTTTAGTAGTATCAATATTACTCAAATCACGAGTAGTTATCACTCTATTGCCACCACTTGTAGAAGCACTATCAATTTTTGCACCTTGATCGATTTTATTCTTTTTGAATTGAATATAATCAGACTTTAGCGCTTGACTGAGAGGAACTTTGTTAAGTTTGGCAAACATCTTGGCTTCTGACTTTAACTCATCAGGTAAATCAGAATTTTCAAGACTCTTGTTATCTAATATTTCATTTACAACCGAAGTTATATCGGCCGGAATAGAAACATTAGTTTGAGGTTTTACCTCTGTTTTCAAAGTAGCGAGTTGTTGTTTTAACTTCTCGTTCTCTTCTCTCCTACGAATCTTTTGAGCCATAAGAGTTGAAAACTTTTTTTGTTGCTCTTTTTGTTCATCAACAAGTTTCGTTATGATATTCTCGTGATCAATTTCATTCAATCCATATTTTTCAATAATAGACTGTTTGATTTGATCAATAGGTTTCTCAACGAGCTGAGCTTGCTCTTCCGCAACTTCTTGTTCCAAGTCTTTAGGTTCTTGGGTAGCCTCATTTTGGGAATTTCCCATAATATTTGGTTAGTAAATAATTTTATTTAAAGACCATAATCTTCTTTTTCTTCTTTTTCTTTAACTTCCCAAGACAGAACGGTAAGTAAGATTTCTTTCAACTTGAGGTAAGCTTTCTTTTGGGCCTTGAGTTCTAACGCTTGGGCAACAGCTGTTCCGTGATCCTTGACATTCTCTATATCTTTCAATTCTTCACAATTCCTAATAAGAAAATCCTTTATTTCTTTAAAGACTTCAGAATCCAAAGCTGTTTTAATATTTTCTAAAGACATTATTTTAAATTATTGGTTTATCTATGGGCGCATTAGCTTGAGACAAAGGTTGAGGTTGTGCCGGCATAGACTTTGGCAACATAGAAACATCTCTTCCAGTTCTTAACATTGCTAATTCAATCAAAGCCGTTCTTCTAACTGGGTCTTGCTCGAGATTTATAAACGAATAATCATTTGTTAATTCTTTTTCTAAGTTTACATTTTCCCCAGAAATCATTACTTTAGCTCTGGGTTTATATCCCTCCCACCAACCTTTAACTAACTTTAAATAAGCATCTTTCTTCTTAGAAAGTTCAGATAATTTTTGTTCTTTAATAATTTCACTTTGTTCTTTTGTATGAGGGCCAAAGGCCAAAAGGTTTTTATAATACCAAGAATTTACAATCATTTCTAAAAAAGGTTTATAATATTCCGAGTCTCCTGTAATCTTAATAACATCTTCCACCTTTAAATCTTTCATTAAAGAAGGTAAAATCCATTTTTCTATTACTTGTTGGAAAGAACCTGAGAGTTTTTCTCTTATAAAATCAAAGAGTTTGTTAGCATTTTGGTTTACTAAAGCGCCAAGTTTAAAAGGAGTTCCTGAAGGAAGTGACTCTCCTGTGACCACTTCGTATGAATTACAAAGCCTGTCCGCCATTTGCAGAACCCTATTCCAATCAGCTAACAGTTGATCAATTCCTTCCATTCGAACAGGAACTTGAGTTAAGTCTGTGCTTCTGATTATGTCCCCGTTGTTCAAATCAGTAAGTATATTTTGAGCTATCAATTTATCAGAACTCTTAAATAAAGATTTTGAAGACCATTCTAAACCTCTTGCTATTTGATTTCCAATTTCATTAGCTCTTGTCTGTAAATCAAATAAGGTTTCTATAATTCCTTTTCTAAACCATCTTCCGTAATAGCGTCCTCTGTGATATTCGATATAAGGCATTTCTGAAATCTCCTCTGCGAATAGGACATACTTAGAATCAGTCTGACCCTTGTTCAATCCGGCAACAGTTATCTTGGCCAGAACGAAGTTATCTTCATCACCATCTTTTTTTCCTTGAGATTCTTTGAGAACTTTAGTTGAGACCATTCCATTTCTTTCATAAATCTCATAATAAGGACTTGTTGTCGTCTGGCCTATATTAGAACCAGTTTTCATTGAAACGAACTCTTTATTTCCACATTCTTTAATTGTTTTTTCAACATTATCCCAAACTCCCATTTTCGCGCGTAACTCCTCTTGATTGAGGACTCTTCTTTCGATAACAGGGCTATCTTTTAGATACTCAGCCGTTTGGTTTATTACATAAAAATTCTTTAAATCAACTTTTTCATAATCTCCTTTTATTTGTTTCCAAACAACATTTCCCCAACCTGACCCCTCTTCAACAGCATCATTGAGTCTTCCGGCTTGTCCTGACTCGTAAAGCCAATCTTGAAGAAATGCATTACAGATAAAATTATTAACAGAGTCCTTTATTGATTGAGAATAGATGACTATATCTTTAGTATCAAAGTCAATGTTCTTAACTTCTGCATCCACTCTTGGCTGGATGATATCAAACCAAAATTTATAATTACCTTGTTTATCAATCTTTCCTGACGGATAGATACCATTTGAATAAAGCATTATTCTCTTAACGAGCTTTGACTGGGAGTATCGGTAGCCAGGACTTATCTCAATACTTCCGTTCTGAAACTCATCGATCTCCGATTGCATTATTTTAAAAATATTCATAATCCTAAATCTTCATTTTTTAATTTTATATTAGATTCTCGTTTCTTTTTTAAATTCTTTTTAGCTATATTGTCCGGGTTATTATGTTCTTGATAAATTCTTTCAAAATCGTCTTCAGGAAGAATTTTTTTATGTTTTGAACTCGTGGTCATCTTTTGCATATAAATTGATTGTAGGTCATTCTAGACCCCATAGGAACGATTATAGAAGCTCATTTGACATCCTTTCCTGACGATTTTCTCTAATTCCCATTAAATCTCCAAAATCATCATTTACCGGCCTGTAAGAATAAAGAGCATATTTTAGAGCATCCAAGAGATGATCAAATTCTTTTATTGGTTTTTCTTTTCCGTCCTCGTAACAATAAGTTTCAAATTCTCTTATTAGATTAGGACAATTTTTACTTATTCTTATTCTTCCTTGCAGCAAGAGTTCTCGCACATAATCTATTCCGGCATCAACGTCTTTGCTGACCTCTCGACAATTAAATCCCATTTGTCTTAAAGTCTCGATTCGGTCAGGTTCTGCCGGGTCAGCATAAACAACATTTGGTTCAAAATCTTTAAGTATCTGTCCTAGTCCCTCAGTCGTTTGTTTGGTCTTATAGAACTCTTCTAAAACCCAAAAATAATTATCATAATCAATTCCTATTTTTAGAATTCCTGATGGATTGGTATATCCAAAGTCAACTCCACTTATTATTTCTTTAAATCTTCCATCGGTATTTTCTCTGATATGAAACTGACGAGAAAATTCTTTATAGACCAATCCTTCTGTTTTTCTAAAGTCCGCTAGATACTCTTGAGCAAAACGATCTTCAGGTATCTCTTGTTTGGCTTTGTCTAGTTCGTCTTTAATTAAAAAAGGATTATCGTAACTTGTAAAATGAAATGATTTATAATCTTTATCTTTTAGTTCTTTTTGATATAAATCGTAAAAATGATTAAATCCTTTAGGGGTTGAAATAAACATTACTGGCGCTTGGCTATCAGTCAGACAAGCTCTTAGGACTTCTTCCCAGTTTTCTGCAAAGTAACGATAAGAAGATATTTCATCAAGGATCAAGAAATCAAGTTTCATTCCTCTTGCTGTCTCGATAGATTCCCAACCTCTTAAAAATATTCTTGATTGTCCTCCGTCTTTTGTTTTAACTAAAAGCTCTAATTGAGTTTCATTGGCTTTTATAATAACCGGACTAGCAATCTTCTTAAGTAGCGTCCAAGCAATATCACGG